CGAACCAGTTGATCCGCTGATTGGTGTTCCTGTTATCGCACCACCAGTGATCTGTGCGTTGCCTGAGCTGAAGTTTGTAGCAACTAATGTAGTAGAACTTACATTAGTAGCAGTCAGGTTTGTTGATGTTGTATTAGTAAATGTTGCTGTTGTTGCAGAGACATTTGATAAACCAGAAATATAACCACCCGCGATAACAACGTTAGCCGAACTAAAGTTTGTTGCTTGTGCTGTAGTAAAGCTACCAGTTGATCCGCTGATTGGTGTACCTGTTATTGCGCCACCGGTAATTTGTGCATTACCGCTGCTGAAGTTTGTTGCTTGAGCAGTTGTAGCTGACAGGTTGGTTAAGCCAGTGATGCTTCCGCCTGTGATCTGTGCATTTGCTGAGCTAAAGTTTGTAGCAACTAATGTTGTTACATTGCCAGCGGTCGCGTTCAGTGCAGGGATATATGCTGTGCCAAAGTTAGCTAGTGTAGCAGATACGTTTGCTAATCCAGTGATATACCCACCAGTAACAACTGCGTTAGCTGTACTAAAGTTAGCAGATTCGGCTGTTGTAAAGTAACCAGTTGAACCGCTAATTGGTGTTGAGCTAATAGCACCACCACTAATTTGTGCATTACCAGTACTGAAGTTTGTAGCGACTAATGTTGCTATTGCGGCGTTTGTTGTGTTCAAATCGCCGCGGAATAAATTAGCAGTGATTGTGCCTGTTGCTGTGATACTTGGTGTAGCTATGTTACCAATCTGTAAGTTTGCAAATCCGCTATTGTTGATAGAACCTTGTGTAGCACCAGTTTCTGTTGTTGCGATACCTTCAAATTGACCTGAACTTTCGTTCCAGATCCAAGCTGTGTTGACTGCACCGTAGCCAGACAGCGTAGCTAAACTTCTATTAACTAAGATACCAACGTCGTAGCTGGGTGTTCCAGAGAAACCGTTGTTGAAAACTACCAGTGGGTCATTGATATATGTATTGGTTGCGCTTAAAGAGTTAGTAGCGCCTGTGATGTTTAAGTTACCAGTGATTGTAACGTTACTGTTTAATGTTAGTGTTGATGCAAACAAATTACCTGTTAACGTTCCAGGTGCAACTTTGTAGCCCTGGATAGTGTTATCAGTAATTTGATTATTCTGAATTCTTGTTAAAAATGACATGGTCTAGTTTTCCTTATAGCCGATTGCTAGTGTATTTATCGGACCAAAAGGAAAACGCGGGTCGCTAGCTGGTTTTTTAACGATCCGGAAAAGTTAAGATGTTAAACAGTGAAATAGGTTCGCTGTATGCGCACAGTTGTGGTAGAACTTAGTCCTTGTGCCGAAAAATATACAGTTCCACTGCTAATGTTTGCAGAATAAGTGATGGAATCACTAGTAGTATTTAGTAAAGAATAAGCATTAAATGCTATATTACCATTGATTTGAGAAATTTGTACTTCTGCCATATGTGCATTAACGCCATCGTCGCCGCTGATAGTGTATTTTGCGCTGCGATATTCATTGACACTGAACATATCTAATACTGTTGGTATAGTTGTTATCTGTGTGTACGGTGTTGTTACTACCACAGTCTGGAAACTAACTGTTGGTGTGTTCAATACCGGTACTGTGCCGTTTTCTAAATATCTTATGTCAACTGTGTCCGTAGAAACAGGCGTTTGCGTAAAGGTTATAATATTTCCAGATACCGTATAGGCTACGTTTGGTTGTTGTACTACACCATTAATGCTAACCAGTATACCAGATGCTGTTACGTTTGATGTTAACGGGTAAACATTAGATACACCGTCAGCGGTAAAATATTGATCATATATAATATTATTATTGGATCCGTTGACTCCTGCCCATTGTCCGTTTGAGAATACTTCAACAATACCTAAATCAGTGTTATATCTGATATAACCGTTGACACCCAATGGTCTCGAGATAGTATTACCAGTTGGTATTAACAATGCGGTATCGCTGTTGATATTCACCACCGCAGTTGGGGCAGGAGTGATGTTGATCGATCCAGCAGAAGCTATCGTAGAGACATCAGCAAAGCTAGTAGGACCAGCAAAATAATTTAGTCCTAGTTGCCCTATATAAACCGATCCTACGATGTAGATAGTATATCCCGTACTATTTTGCAGTAGTGCAGGTATATTATCAGGGAAGGTCAATATACCAGCATCGTAATCAAAGTACCACTCGTCGTCGTTACCTGTACCGTCTGCAAATAACTGTGTGCCAGTGGTCTGCGGGCTAGTGCTGCCTATCACGTCCCAGTAGACCTTGACCTGATATGTGCTGTTAAAGCTAGTGTCTATCCAATTTACAATGCCGGTTTTCCAAGTTTGGTATGCAGGACTGGTCATATCCATAACAGTTTCTACAGTATTACGATTAGCATCGTTGTATACCTGTACTACGCCTGTGCTAATAGATGGTTGTGAAGCAGGTATGTCTGTTGCCTGTTGCCAGATCTGTGCGCCATTAATTGTCAGTGGGCTAGCAATTGATTCGTTGCTGGGACTTTTGACGGAAGCGTTAGCGGTCGTAGCTACACCGTAACCTATCTTCTTAAACAAATAATCAACTTGATTGTTAATGGATATTGGCATAGGTCAGTGTGTTGGTGTTCCTATAGACAGTGCTGTTAATAACTGCCCTTGGGTCAACTTTATCCTTACGTAAATTTCGTTATTTGTGCTAGCACTGGAACTATCTGGGCCAAAAGTAGCTGTATAACTACCATTAACGATTGCAGTATTTTTTGGTACAGTGCCAGATAACGCACAGCCGTTGCTGCCATTGCCGCCTGATCCTGCGCCGGGTGTTCCCGACCCTGCATAAGCAACAGACATGTCTAACCAACCATTGAGTGTGCTGGTAGTATCAATTGAAGATCCTGGTAATGCTACCCAGAGACCAGCAACTGTACCCGTTAACTGTACGTCAAATTTGCTAACCACGGTGCGTTGGAAGCGGAAGGTAAAATACTGTGCAGTACCGTTATGTGATGATAGGTCCGGACCTGATGGCAAGTATCCATAACTATAGTTATTGGTATTATAGCTGAGTACAGCAGCAACTACTGTTGCATCATAACTGTAGAATGGTCCAGTTTGGCTATCAAATACAGCTTCTGTGCCTGTGTACGCAGGAGTATCACCTGTACCTGGGTTCGCTATACGTTCACCGTTCGTAGAGTACCCACCACCAAGATTTGAACTAACCAAAATATTCAATTCATCTATAGCCGTTGTGTTACTATTTTTATAAAGTACATTAGCACCAGTTGAAAATCCACCGGTGCCTACAGTATAACTATTATAGGCCTCTAAAGTTGGGCCACCGTTGCTTATACCAAATCCGGTAGATACTATATTTGCAATTGATTCAAAATAAGCTGATCCAGAGCCAACATATTGATTTCTTGCTAAAGGTGTTGCGACACCGGCTTGGCTATAGGTTACGCTGGCGGGTGATTGGAAAGCACCGCCAGCTAGACCCGAGATAAATGTATCACTTATGTAGTATAAGTCACCGCTGAGATTATTAACATTACCCTTAAGAGTAAATTGTGTACTACCGGTAAAATGTGGTACGGTGCTACTGTAGACTACAGAATTAGTAGTAAGAGCTATGCTTGTATTTGAGAAGGTTGGTGTACCCGGTGTACTAGCATCATAGTACCAGTAAGGTGTGTTGGTTCGACTATTGGTAGCACTGTCGTAAATGTATACTTCGTTCCAGCCGGCCGGTACGCCTGAAGTTGATAACGCTTCCGCACTGAATACTGTCCAGAAACCTGCAGCTATGCTTGTTATTTGACTGTAGTCTTCAACATTGTAAACAGTCAAATATCCGTTAGCAGTATTGGCGTTGTTTCCAGTCAATGTTATGTTACCGTTGGGTACACCGTTAAAATATACTGTAACCGTACCATGATCTCCTGGACCTACATTTGTAATCGCACTAGTATTAAAAGTAGGTGCTCTTAATGCATATAAACTAGTGCCTGCTGTAATATTTTTATTTTGTTCAGGTGTATTATCAGTTTGAACAAAATTGGTCATCCTACCAAGATAACTGGTACTGGTAATAGAAATATTACTGTTAGGAAAGTCAGGCGGTTGTACCGGTATTAACTTACCTAATACATAATTTAATTCTGCGATACTGTCAGTCACTGTAGTAGTGCTAGACAGTTGTGTAGCATTAGATGAAAATGTTCCACTGAGATTAGTACCTAATGCTATACTATTGCCGGTAAATCCGTCTATGCCGGTTAAGTATGCCAGATTACCAAATGCTAGATTTCCCGATCCATCTGTATAAAGCACATGCCCTGCAGATCCACCGTATATCTGCACGTTAGCTATATCACCAAAATTTATTGGACTGTTAGCAGTAACCGTGTTGCCAACGATATTAATATCTGCGATCTTAGCATTACCTAAGACATGCAGTTCTACTGTTGGGGCGGTTGTGTTTACACCTACACGGCGATTGGTAACATCAAAGTAAAATAAATTTCCGTCAATGGCAAGGTCTACACCCTGGCGTTCCAGGTCGCTGTATAGCATCGTTCCATTTATGCGTGCTATAGCCATTGATCTTCCTAAGCAGCGTTGGTGCTGTTGATGTTATGTATAATAACTATCTGGTTTGGGTTAACACCCGGCGCCGGTGGCGGACTAGTAAATGTGATCGCTAGACTACCGTTTACAGTATAGTTGGTATTTGGCAATTGGTAGACCCCGCCAATAAAAACAGCGATTGCAGTGGGATCGCTCTCTGCCTGTGTCATGTTAAATACCTGTGTTACGCCATCTCCAGTCAATGAATCAACTATTAGTTGAACTGATCCGATATGTGCTACCTGTTTCCAAGCGCCTGCATAGTAGAATTCAATCTTGCTAGTACTTTGGTTAAAGCGTATGAGTCCGTTTTCAGGAGCATCACCATAACTGCTACTAGGCACAACCGGAAGTCTAGCTGCCAGACTAATTGGGTCACCAAGTATGGGATTTTTTAAAAATCTTGCCATAGTTAAATTCCAATTGAACTTACTGTAGCTGTCACGCTAGCATCGGCACTGACATTGGCATAAACTGCATCACCGTTGCTGAGTATAAATTTTTCTGCATAAACAATTAATGTATTATAGCTACTAACGTTAGTATTAGCGTAGATAATATTGTCGTTGCTGGCTACACCGCCATTGGGCACTAGATATAGATTAGCTTGAACAGGGTTCGCAGAATAGTTGCATAAGTGTATGGTAGTGATAGCACTATTTCCAGTACTGGTATAAATGCTGGTTGCCACTGTTGTTACATTTGAATTTAGTATTGCCATTTAGATTTCCTAACCAAAAATTATCGCGTATTTAATAGCTGCATTCTGTGTTGCTAATTCCCCCGGAGGATTAACTCCGTCGGCTACATATACCCCTGACCCGCCACCGCCCGGGGAAGATGAATACACAGCAGTATATCCTGTTTGTACTGTTGGCGCAACTGTACCAACCTGCAACTGTACATTACCATCTAAAACTATAGTACCATTGGCATTATTTACTACATTGCCGTAATTGGTTCCGTTGTTGGTTACTTGCCATGTTTGTAAACTCTCGTTCCAGTGCACGCTAACATTAGCAGAAGATCCGCGATCTACTTCAACATAAGCTCCTAAAGGATTTGCAACATTTCCCGGACTCAATCCTGCATTTAGTATGATAGTATTATCGTAAACACTAACAGTGTTACTTTCAATAGTGCTAGTATTGCCCAATACCACTAGATTACCGTTAACAGTCATTAACGGTACATTAATAGTGTAGGAATCGGGTATATTTTTAATCGTTGCCATATATAACGCCTTATTATCTTATATTTATGCGTAGATAGAAATGCTGTCTACAGAAGAAAAAACCCGCCTTAAGCGGGTTTATTTCTTTACTATCGATGCCAATTAAGCATTAGCAACTTCAACAAATGTAGAATCTGCAGCAGCTAAATGATAGCGATATTTGTTACCCGCAAAGTCGTAGACAAATTTGTTGGTAATACGGCTAGCGTAGAATGTGCTAGCGTTGGCCATTGTACAAAGTATATACATTTGTCCAGCGGCTAGTGTATTGGTGTTGGCTAGTGTAGCTGTAGCTGTACGTGTGCCGTCTGTTACACGGAACTTATGCGCACCTTTCTGTGCTACAATGCTGCCGGCGCCTTGTGTGCCACCTGCAAGGTATACCACTGGAGCGATCTGTGGGTTAGCTTGGCTAGTCAGACCGCCTGTGCCACCTACATGATATCCATTTACTAGTGTTGGGCTAACGTATGAATCTACTGTTACACCAGATGTTGAGGTTTTTGTGATTTTTAATTTTGCCATTTTAATTTCTCCTTGTTTAGCGTTCTAGGCTACCCGCGGTTGGCTGACCGTCGAGAATTCACTGTGAACATGTTTATTTATCTATTTTACTGCGGAGATAGTCTGCCCAAAGTTGGTGACCCAATGGATTTGGATGGCAAGTGCTGCCTTTAAGATTGTATTTGCTGGCTCCTAAAAATCCCCAGCGTGATTCTACCTGTTCCATGATATCAACAAATTCTTGTTTAAAATCTGGGCGTTGTTTTAGATATCGATCTTTAAGTGGATTTATGCTCATCTGTGCAATAAACGGCACAGGCTGTTGATAGTCGTTATATTTAATTTGATCTTGTATCACATCGCACCAAGTACGATCTAACATCCAAGGTCTTGTGCTCCAACTATCAGTGAATGCGCGGCTAACATAAAAATCTACATGTAGTAGCCTTGAAAAGTATTCATTTAAGTAATCAAACAGATAATTTTCTACCAACACAAGAAAATCTTTAAGCGTATTACTAGTTTGACAAAACTGATCGTATGCAGCTGTGACATCAATCCTGCGTGTATAGGTAGCTTCTCTGAGATCTTCTGTTAATGTAATTATTACAATAATTCTTTTATATTGTGATTGAACTCTGCGTAAATGATGCTCTATATCCTGCAACTTTTCTAACATCCAATAATTGCTACAACCGGGTCTCGCTAGATTAACCCAATCTGCAGACAACTGATCTGCCAGTAGTCTACCATAGATCTGGGTGAGTCTAACAGGATCATCATGGAATCGTTCCCAATCAATCTTGCCAAGGTGATCGCCAAACGTCCAGCTATCCCCTACTGTTATCAGCAATGTCTCACGATCCTGTATATCTTCCGTATACCAACAACGATAGCTATAGGGATCGTCTACACGCCAATTTTTGTCTCTGTGATCTATACTAGCATCAAATCCCAAATCTCTAAAAAATTTATACACGAAATATCTCCAAGATCCTTGGATCATAATCTCTAGCCAATAACTGCTGATGATTATGCTCCAGGACATCTCTATTATCTTTATATAGTTGATCTATGTTGCAGGTAATCAATCTATTGAATTGCTCTAACACCATATCAAATCTTGCAATTGGATCATCAACTGCGTCAAACGAATAATCAATAAACTCAGGAAATACAAACCCTTGTGATCTTAAATAAGAGATGCTACCGGGATTGGCCACGGGCAGTATAAAGTGACCTTTGGTCAAGGGTTCGTAGGTTTTTTCAGTTATATGTATCAACTGATTATTTACGCTGTTGCTTTCTACATAAATGCTAAAATAACTATCCCGATAATACTGATTATCCGGTGGAGAGAAGATACCTAGATCATTCCTATTCTCAAGTGTTATGCCTAAACTTCTATTGGTGGTATATCCGTCGTAATCTTTAACTATATTGTAGAGTTTTGCTCGCGGGCCGTAATCTCTGCCTGTTAAACTCATAAATTTACGCAAACGTCTTGCGTTAAAGTCCAAAGAAATCTTTTGGTATCGTCCTCGGGAGTAATGATGCAACGATAAATCAGCAGAAACAGATTCTAAATAGTAAGCACGATATCGATTCCACATGAAGTCCCATGGTATGATCTTCACTCCCGCCAACCGAAATACAGGATTTTGATTTACCGTTAGATATATCTTATTAGGGTGATCGAATCTGCTGACTAGTTCTGCATATTTTTGATGTTCGTAATCTCCAGTGTGCAGTACGTCGTAGAAGACTACTGCAGATGCAGATCGAGCCTGGGTCTGCGCAAGGTCAAACCACTGCGGGTCATGACAGTTATAATGATCCATCAGTGGATAGAAATAGTAATCTCTGGGTATATTGTGGCAACCTAATAATCTCAAGTGCCACAGGAGATCGTCTCCCTCAATGCCTTGGGTAACAGTCATCATAGTATTGTTTTAATATGCGGGCTATCTCTTGATGCCCCGATTGATTTGGGTGGAACAGCTTTCCCTCAAAATATCTGTTGCTTCTAATGTCAGGTAGAGAATATTCTACGCCAGTTAATGCACAGGTAATAGACGTAGGGAACAGATTGCACGGTATATTTTTATAAGGTTCTAAACGATCAAAGTAACTGAAAAATATGCAGTCTACGTCGTTTAAACGGCAGTAGTTGTCAAATAACATAATGGTCTGGCTCAGTATAAATCTATCCCAAGCTACGTCTTGTATTTGACTATAGGTCAATCTTGAGATGTCTCGAAAATCGTCTACAGTTTCAGGGGGTCTGCCTGATTCGTGTATATTGCTGGTACGATACACAGCTTCGGGTGTAATATTAACAAATTCTTTTAATTGTTGGCTGTAGCTTAAGTAACGAGTTGTTCCGGTTAATCCCACTGCAAATATTTTTTTATATTCACGTGCATTTTCGGCGATATCGTCTATATAATGAAACAGTTGCACTGCCAAATGCCCTATGCTGCTTGCGGGATAACTGAGGTTAGCGGTTTTGGCTGATAGGTGCTGGCCTAGATAATATGTCCAATTTTCTGTTGATGGGCGATCCAGTTCGGATCCCCAGGTCCAACTATCACCAAAGGTAACTAATAATCGTTCATGCATGGAGTATTTATTGGCTCCGGCAACGGTCACCTACATAAAAAAATTAAAGTCAACAAAAAGCCCACTGTAAAAGTGGGCTTGTTTGTTTTGTACTACTTTCTCTATGTTTGAGAATAGTTGCAAAAATAAGTTTCAGATTACTGAAAACTTAAGTTGGCCACTGCGATTTCTCCCACATAGTCGCCTGCGTTACCTAGAGACGAAGCAGTATTAGTGAGCTCTACGTACCCGTAACGTGTCATAAAGCTAACTACTGGTTCAAAGGTTAACGGATCTAGTACAACACCGCTTGACATCAATGGAATGTATGGGCAGTAGAATGCTGGAGCATCAGCTTCGCTAGAACCTTTGTAACCTACTAGAACAGCTTGTTGATCGTTTGCATAACCGTCAACATAGATTTTCATAGCACCGTTTAATGTACCAACAAATTTGGTGTTAGTTGGAGCTTCGAATGTACCTTCTGTTGTACGAGCAAATGCTGAAGTTGTAGCACTTTGTAGTACTGTTAAGCTAGCTGGGGAAACAACTGCCCAGTTACCAGCACCACGACGTGTACGTTGAGCGATCAAGTTAGCTGTACGGTTGATTAGAACAGCTAAAGCAGCGTGTTCGTCACCAACGAATGTAGCTGTACCTGATACAGCAGCTTGGTCAAATGTGTAGTCTGTTGCAGCTAGTGCACGTAAGCTACCTAAAATTTCTTGGTCAATTTCAACTGTAATTTCTTGAGCTAGTGCAGCCATAATTTCAGCTTCAACGTCGATACCGTGCATGCTCTGTGCGTCTTGAGCAGCTTCAAATGTCCAACGTGCGCTTAATTTACGTGTTTTAGCTTCAACTACTTGTTTCAAGATTTGTACGTTGATTCTGTTACCAGCGATACCTTCAAGTGTTGCTGTTGAAGTTGCTTGGCCTGTAGCGTTGCTACCAGAATATGCTGTAGCGATCTTGAATGGTGATAAAGCTTCATCACCAGCGTTAGCTGTTGTAGCATATGGGCTGTTGTCAACAACTGTGTCGGCGTAGCGTACACGTAATGTGTGGATTTGAGCTACTGGACCAGTCATAGGTTGTACACCAACGATTTCGTTAGCGATAACTGTTGGCATAACACGACGGATAACTGGTAAAATTACACGGTTAAGTGTAGCTACGTTACCAGCTTGTGTTGAGCCAGCGGATGCGTTCTCAGCTAACATACGACGTGTGTTTTCTAAGATTACACCCATTGTGGTTCTACGTGAACCATTTAGGCCTTCTAACAGGGCTTCTTTTGTTTCGCCCCAACGGCTTTCTAATAATGCTTGTGTCATTTTGTTCCTATCTCCTTTTAGGGTTTAATTAAGCCCTGCTAAACGTTTCAGTTCTAAAACATTAGTGATAGCTTCTGTTTTAGTTTCTGCAACGGCAGTTTTAGCAGTTTTATCACCAGTTACTACACGACTTTCTGCAAGTACAGCACGGGTGCTTTTCTCAACAGAAGAGTTGTTTAATACAGCTGGTAGATACTTTTCGTATGCAGATTGTAAACGATCTGTCTGCACACTCTCTAAGAGATCGCGCATGATTGCAGCTTTCTCTTTGTTCAAAGGTTTCAGCATTTCGGCTAACTTCTCTTTGCGTTCTGCTGATTCTTTGATGATCTTTACTTCGCGTTCTTTTGATTCAACTAATGCTTTTTTCTCTTCAACAACCTGAACTGCTTCAGATAATTTCTGAGTTAAGATACCAACAGTATCTTGTAACTTGCGGATTTCTTTGTTCTCATTTAAATGAGTACCAGCAAATTCGCTAGCAAAAGCTTCAAATAGACGACGACCAAACATGTTCTCACGAGCGATCTGGATGTCTTCTTTCAGTTGAGTCAATTCGGACTCTAACGAATTGGTAACAGCTTGTTTGACTGCTTGAGCAGATTCTTTAACAAATCGTTGTTGCAATTCAGCTAGTTTAGCTTTGCCTTCGGCAACTAAACGAACTTTAGTTTCAACAACTGCTTTTTTATCTTGCTCAAATTCTTTGATTTCTTCAGCTAATACTTGAACAGTAAACTGTTCTAGTTTACCAACAGCAGATTCGTAAACACGGCGGTCTGCACGTAATTCACGCATTTCTTCTGCTAGTTTAGCTACCATAAAATCGTTGAATTTTTTACTGCTTTCAATCATGTGCTTTTTAAATGCAACACGATCTTCGGCTAGTTGACGCTTTTCAGCTGAAAATTCTTCTAATTCAGCTGTTAAGCTCTCAGTTACCATTTTGTCTAGAGCTTCAACCATAACTTGTTTGTCATGTTGATAACGTTGTGCGAATTCTTCACGTAGTTCTGCACGCACTTCTTCTTTGGCTTCGGCGATACGACTTTCCCAAGCCTCAGAAATAGCGCTGCGTGTTTCTTCGTTGATTATTCCGTTATCCAACAATGGTTTTAAAGCATCTAACATTGGATTCTCCTATAATTTCAAATCTTGAATAAGGCGTGTAATGCCTTCTTTCACGTACTTCTGTACTCTTTGATCTTGACTGGCTTCACGTGCCATTTCAAATAACTGAGCACCACCACGCATGTTCATAATGCCTTCATAGATTGCCTTAGGATATGCATGAGGAGCACTCGGTTGTGCTACGATGTCTACAGTGATGATTTCAAAATCACTGACATGACCCGTTCCTTCGTTGACGTTACCCGATCCACGTGAGCTAACACCTAATTTCACGCCTGATGTTAGCATGGCTTTAACTAGTTCGCCCATTGGAGTTGGTAATACTTTTAATTTACCGTGACCTGCTGGGCCATCCATCCACATATCTGTGATCATATGGCTTACACGGTCTAGGTTAATTTTTAAATCGTCTGGGTGGTCTACTTCGCCGAGTACACTATAACCACCTTTGATCTGTTCATTAATAGTTGAGACGGCCTTTTGTATTTCGTGAACGGGATATACACGTTGGTTAGCATTTTTAACACCCCCTTCGATAAATATCCCTTTCATATAGAGATCTTTTCCTTTCCCGTCGGCAGAATCCTCGCTTAACACTTGGATTCCTGCTCGGTCAAAAGTTAGATCTTCTTTCAGGTACAAAGCCATTTTTTAGTCCCTGTCTATTAACGTACTCGTTTACTGATTTCAGACTTTTTGTTGATGTTACGACCCATTGTGTCTTTAGCACCAACGTTCTCACCTTCGCTGTCGTGTTGTGTTTCATAGCTGTGGTGTTCATCTGCTAATTTTTTATCGCCGCCAGGTGTGTTGCCAACTTTACCAATTAGCTTGCCTTCACCTTTTTTGTAGACGTTGTCTTCACCTTTGTTTGGTTTAGTACCATCGGGGATTGTGTTTTGTCCACCACGAACGATGTTTTTAGCTTCTCCGCCAAAGTCAGCGCCAGGGCCTACTTCGGATTTTTTGTTAATGTTAGCTTTATCTTTAGCACCTGTGTTAGCGCCAACGATAGTACCTTCTTTATCGTCACCTTCGCCGCCGTAGATGTCACCAATCTTATCTACGTATTCGCGCATGATTTCTGACGTAGAACGATTTTTACGACTTTCAGTTTTAGCTTCTTTGTCGTCATCTTCTTCATCGTCGCAATCGCATGGATCATGACCGCATTCAGGACATACACCTTCCATCATGCTTTCATCAAAATCACCGCCGTCTGCGTCTAATTCGTCGTGGTCTTCAGATCCTTCAGCATCGCCATCAAACTCATCTGCAGAATCTTCGCCTTTATCGCCCATGATGTCATCAAATTTAGCTAGTAATTCGTCTAATTTAGCATCAATGTTCATGATCTGATCATCGTGCTCTTGTTCGCCGTGTTCGTCGCCAAATTCTTCGCCTTCTTCGTCGCCGATATCTTGCATGTCAGCTAGATCGTCATCTTGGTCACCAACTTCCATGTCTTCGCCTTCTTCGTCGTTTTCCATGGCGTGGCTTTCATCGTGACTGATTTCGTCAACTAAATCGTCAACTTGTTGTCCGTGTACATCTTCTTCATCCATGATTGATTCATAAATTTCACGGCTCTTTTCTACTACGATTTCGTGGAAAAGATCGCGAGCTTTCTGATCTTCATCATTGATAATGTATTCTATTAGTTTTTCATACTTGTTCATAGGAACTCCTTAAAATATGTTGGCTTTGTAATTAGTATTTACTGAAATATGCGTATATAAGTAGGAAATGGTGCTTTTTTAGAGGTTTTTGACAGAAAAATTACATGCCTAAGCCAGGCATTCCCGCTTCTGGGGCAGATTTATACTGCTTTGATAGACTTTTTAATTTTTTTTCATGTTCTATCTTACGAACGTCATGGCTTTTACGCAATTGATTAATATGTGCAAGAGTCAATCGTGTTTTACGACTATCATCTATTTTTAGTGCGGTACCATCAGATTTGTCATCGTGATAACCAGCACTATCTTCGTTTAATAAATCTTGTATAAGCATGTTATTATTTAACCTTTTTTGCCTAAAGTGCCGGTGTTGCGCCACCTACAGGGCTAGCTGGCTCTGAACCCAGTGTACTACCAGGGGTAGCTGCTCCGGGTGTTGCAGGAGCTTCTGCTCCTGTATCTGCAGGCAATCCCTCAAGATCGGCTGCTATACCACCTGGACTTATGCCCGTGGCACGTGCATTAGGTGCAGGAGCTGGGGCTTCTTCAAGATCACCTTGCTCTTCGCTGAACATCATTTCATTTTCAGCAATTTCTTGCTCGGTCATGCCCAAATAGCGTTTCATCAGAAACCTTTTGCTAAAATAAGGATACTGTTCTAGCTGTGTAAATGTCTGTATTCGTGCAGCATCAATGTCTGCCTGTCTGTACTGTGCAAAGTTTTGTGGTTCGTTAAAGGTTAAATCAAACAGCCCGCTGTCAATGTTAAACCCTCTCCAGCGTAAAAATAGTTTAAATTCATCATCTAATTTGTTGACTATAAGGCTCTGCAAACGTTGGCAGTATTGGTTGAAACGCCATTCCTGTATCAATGCTGTACCTACACGCCCATCCGTGTACGCTTGGCTACCGTCTTCAGCGGTAGTTGGCAAATAGCTACTAGGGATACGCAGACCTCGGAATAGTTTGTTAGTAAAGAATCGTAAATCGGTGATTTCACCTAGGTTTTGTCCGCCGGGCATGACTTCTACACTAGATCCGCGACCTTCTGCTGTCACTGGAAAAAAGTAATCTTCGTTCTGGCTCAATGGATTATAAGTAGTATCCATCATGTTGCGTTGTCCGTCACCTGTCTGGCTAGGTATGCGACGTTGCCAGATTTCATTTTTAACGCGGTCAACAAAGGCCATGGCCATGTGACTAGGCATGTTACCTACATCAATCTTAAAGATACGACGTTCTGGTGCACGCTGTACACGATAGATAATGATACTATCTTCTAGCAATTCTTTCTGTTTGAATACTTTGAAGATATTTTCTAATACACTGTTACCAAAAGGCCAATAAACATCTAGTCCTTCGGTTAAACTTAAATGCACTACATGTTCTGCATTAATAACCGCTTCGTTCTGCGCATGGCTAAATCTGCTGCCACCACCAAAGGGAGCCTGTGGTTGCACATAAGCACCTGACGGACCACCTACCTGTGGATGATTAATATAAGTATCAGTGGTTGAAACTGCCGTAACAGTTAAATTTTGGAAATTTGGGTTGAGATCTTTGATCAGATACTGTTCAGGTTTCTTTCCCTCGGTCTCGTTAACAATAACTTTAGTGACCTTGCTCATCTCGGTCCACAGTAACTTAAAGTTTTCTGGGTCACGGATAAACACCTGATCGCCGTATTTCAATACGTTACGCACTATCTTAAAGATACGTTGATTTAATTGGTTTAAGGCTACCCACTGTTGTAGTTGTTCTTTAAGTATCTTTACTTCACTGTCAGTGGGTTTATCTTTGAATTTAATCTGGAAAGCTGTGTGATTTTCTAGATTTTTCTGAGAACAAAACTCTGCCAGGATATCTAAAGCAGCATTAACTTCTGAGTCCATGTCCATTTGCTCGTATTGATTATAGCGTTCAATGCGATTAGGTTGCCCTGTATATACTTCCGGTAACTGTGTTTGATAGTTACGAAAGGCAGGTGCTACTTGGCCACCACCTAAGGGACTGACGTTAGTAGGCAAGTTGCTGGACTTAAAATATTTTTTCCAAGACATTTAGCAGGATATCTCCGTTGATATTATATTTATTAGCATTAAGCGTTAGCGTATAATTGTTTTTCAGAAATATTCTTATGGTCTTTTAACACTCGGATCATTTCGTCTAACTTGTCAATTAAATCGCCTGTATCCATTTTAACCGGAATAGTTCTACCATCGGGCAAGGGCACTACCGCCTCAGGACCGGCTTCTCCTGCAATGCTTGGACCATTGGTTACTCCGCCTTTAGCTAGCATAGCTAACTGTTGTTGGAACTGCATCGAACCTGGTGCGGGCAAACTGTCCCATTGGCTTTTTAATTGAGCTAAAAACTGTTCTTTTGGGGTCAATCCCGATTGGTAAGCAGGAAATCCTTGCTGATATATCAACAGATCTGCTAATTGATCCTGCACCTGCTGTGTGAATACAGTATTAGGACCAAACCCCAGCTGTTGTGCCAGACTTTGCAGTGTAGGTTTAATAAATTGGTATTTTCCAACTGGGCTATGATTGGTATTTTTTAACAATTGATCCTGCAGGTCGTATACCTGTTGCAAGGTCATTGTAGTTAGTTTTGCGTTTTTTCCGCCATAGATCGCATTGTAATCGCCGTTGCTTTCACCTTTGGCTATCATCTCTCTGACGTCGTCGAGACTGGCTTTTGATTTACCCGGTGTTGCTGGTTGCCCGTAAGCATTAGGTGCGGTTGTCGGAGTACCCGATGCTCCGGCAAATGGGGATACATTAGGCATAGGAACGTCCGGACCAACTGGAGTTTGCGTGCCTATACCAAATAGTTCATTATACCAACTGGGAGCAACACTTTCCCCTGGGGGGTGCCAACGGCCGTCAGAGTTGCTACTGCCACCTGCGTTTCCGGTGTAGTTTTTAACTCCTAACGCATCCAGTAGCTTATTCACACCTTTGTTAAATAATGTTACACTATAGTCAAACAAAGGTCCAAATTTGTCTATCAGTTCTTTTTGGAATCCGTAGAGTTTATCGGCAGTTTTAGCCAGTTCTCCAATACTGCCCATAGTATCTTTATCAATTGATACTTTTATATCTTCAAGCTGTCTATATAGCTCGGCTATTTTTTTAGTAGTATCAGTTGCAGGTTTACCAAGTTCGCCGGCGATCTTAGCCTGTGCAGCTGTTAAATTTCCCATTGCACTGGCGTTTCTTGTTGCACCCGATACTATTGCCAACAACTGTTGTATCAACGGTGGGTATGCTTGGCCCATGTTTGCCATGCCTTGATACTGTTGTTGAAGTGCAGGTAATCCCTTGGAGACAAAACTACCAAATATCTGGCCAAACGATCCAGTAGCATCTTTGCTAGTAAGAGATGCTGTTCTCAACGCATCAATCATATTAGCAAAATTAGGGCCTAACTGAGCCAGAAGTGCTACGTTTTCGGGATTCTGCATATAGCGTGTACCGCCACGTTCAATAGCTTCTTGCAATATTTTACCGGCACCGGGCATGTAACGCTCTAGCAGAGCTTGTGCTGTTTGTATATTAGCAGAGCCTTGGGCACCGTAGGTAGCAACAATCTGTTGCAGTTTCATCTGATATAATAAGTCGTCTTGTCTGGCGCGCTCTTGTTTTTCTAGTGCATCAACGCTTTCTCCGGTTAAATTAGATAACTCTTTCAACCGATAGAGGTAGTCAGAGGATCCGTCAGTCAGCATCTTGTTATTTTTTGTGATATCTATACCATAACCCGACATCACAGCAGTATAGTCAGCAAGTGCATCATTTATTTGATCGTATCCGCCGTAGATACCTACTAGTTTTTTATCTAAGGTAGCAACAGTCTGACCCATTTGGCCAATAAACGCAGCACCAGATTCAACACTACCACTGAACTGTGCAAGACCGGCAGCTGATTTTGTGACAAATTCTGTATAAGTTTCAACGCTAACCCCAGCATTGTGCGCGATTTCACTGAGATCTTCCATGTTGCCGCTGAATATAACGCCCGTCGAACTTATTTTTTGGAATGAATTAAGTAGATGCTGTGCATTTTCAAGTTTGATCTTATCCGCTTGCACAGCTAGTTCTAGCAGTGCCGATCCTAACTGCGCTGCACCACCAAGAATATTACCCAAGAACGGTATAGAGGATGTCATTGTAGCTAGTGCATTAGCTACAGTTTTAGCAGCATTAGCCAGTAAATCTAGTGTCGGAGTAACCGCTGTAAAGACTTCTTTGCTGTGGTACATGCTCTGGGTAGCACTCATTGCACCAGAAGCAAAATCTTTAACACCACCTAATATTTGTTGTACACCGTCGACTAAATCTCGACTGCGACGTTTGCTGAGTTCCAGCGCCTTTTGCTCTTGATCATATATCTTTTTTTCTAATTCAAGTTCTGCTTGTAATGCCTGTGCCTGTGCCTTCTCTATCCCTAGAAGTTTTTGCAGTTGTAGTATTTCGCGCTCTCGTGCCAGGGCTGAAGATTTAAGTCCGGTGGTAGTTGCACCAATTTGGGAGCTGAGTGCTTCTAATGCCGATTCAGCCCTTCTAAGTTTTTCTTCGTCCATATTTTAATCTACCCGGTTAATTTTCAGATAAGTACACATATATCATTATTTATGGAGTTCAATTATATGAGCACTAAACCCGCAAACCCCTTAGCCAAACATTTTAGACAGCCTGTACTGTACATAAAATTACCCAGCGGTGGACGTTGGTGGGCCGAAAATAGTCTAGAATTACCGGTCACTGGGGAAATACCGGTATACGCAATGACCGCTAGAGATGAAATAACTATGAAGACACCGGACGCTCTGCTTAACGGTTCCAGCACTGTACAGGTTATCGAAAGCTGTTGTCCTAGTATACAGGATGCTTGGAAAATGCCTACGGTAGACTTGGATACTGTATTGTTAGCTATACGTTTAGCTACCTACGGTAAAGCCATGGATTTTACAGCCAATTGTCCACACTGCTCTACTGCTAACGAAAAGACACTGGATATTTCAGTAATATTAGGAAATATAAGATTAGCCGACTGGACCACTCCTGTTCAAGCGCAAGGGCTAGAGATAGTGCTTAAACCTCAGACTTACCAAGAATATAATACTAATAATCTCAATAACTTTGAAGAACAAAAATTATTAATGATAGTGCAGGATGAAACACTAGCGCCAGAAGAAAAAGATGCTAAGTTTAACGAATTATTCAACAGCATCATCAAAACAGGCATCGAGCAGATCAGCGCCAGCATCGAAGGCATACGCACCAACGATGGCGAGTTCGTAACAGATAAGGCGTTTATTGCGGAATTCCTAGATAATTGCGATAAATCAGTCTGGGAAGCTATCAAAACTAAATTAGACAAAATACGATCTACTGCAGGATATAACCAAATTGATTTAACCTGCGAAAACCCTGAATGTAATAAAGAATTTACTACACCGTTTGTGTTTGAGCAAACAAATTTTTTCGGCTAAGGCTTTTGTCGTTGGAGTATGAAGAGATAGCCCAGTTAATTGATCAACTGGATGCAGATGCAAAAGCCATAAGAAAAGATCTCTTAAAAATGTGTTGGTACATGCGTGGTGGTATCACCTATGACGACGCTATGATGCTTAGTCATGAAGAGAGAACGATCATCACTGAACTTATCAAAGATAACTTAGAGACAACGAAAGAATCGGGTTTACCTTTCTTTTAAATAACAGAGATCTCTAACGAGATCTGATTCCTTCGTTAACACTCGGGATCATTTTTTCTACAATAAATCAATTTGATTTTAATTGATTACTTAAACTGCTTCATGCAGATAAATCTGGTCAGACGGAACCTTTTTACTAGGTTCCGCTGAGTCTGTACTTCATGCGAGTAGCACCAGCCAAGACATGGAAGTAGGTATTTTACCGTATATGCTAATGGGCTCTGACCTTTCCCAACCTACATCGACAACACTGCAAGCAGTGCCTTGGACCTCGTTCCTTGTCGTCCAAGTTTTTATAGCACGGTTTTTCGTATGTTAACAGTCATACTATATCAATGCGTTGCGCCTAGGGTTCTACGCTCTGACTCACTTCCATTTTTCAGGATACTGGATTCCTCCAGGGGAGTGCATCAATATGTCACGTGTCCAAGTTTTATGTTACTTGGTTTTTCCACAGCGGTATTACCAATCCGGCCCGCCAACCTTGCGTGTTAAATTTTACTGCCTAACTTAATATTTTGAATAGTGCCTGAGTCGTTGCCTTGATGTATGATTTGAGTGTCGTTGATCTGTGCCATGTCTGTTACGAATTTGAAAGTTTGCCTTTTATATGTGAGCCATGTATCCTGCAATTAATAATTCCGTTATAGTATTCGTCGGATTCTAGCACGCCTCGTGCGAACTGTTCTCTAGCTTCGACATAACTACATTCTGCTTTGCTTCGACAGTAGTAGAGTATTTCTCTGCGGAAATTTTCCCTACCGAGAGTCTCTACGTCCTGTTTTAATTCATCTGAGCTAGACCAATAGTCCTGCCAATCTGAATCTATCTTACTGCGTATCTTCTTGCGCTTCTTAGTACCGTTCTTTAATTTTACTACACGATACGAAGTTTTAGCAAATTTTGCGAGTTTTTTACCAACATATTTCCTACCAGAAACTAGATTCGTTATGAGATAAACGAAGCCTACGCAATCTTCGGGTAGAATCTCTATCTGTTGGTTTTCGTAAAGCCATGACATGCATATTAATTTATCATCTTTAACTAGATTAGAAATATTAATTTATTTCTATATCTGTATTGTACGTAGTAAATCCGTTTTCTTTCACTACTTTTAATGTATTATGTACGCGGCCGGCTAGTTCATCTTTATGTGATACTAACCATACACTCTTGTTAGCATCTCGTGCCATCTTTTTCAATATGCTTAAACTATTCTCGACACCCGAACTATCCATGCCGGAATCTACTAACTCATCAATAAACAATAGATTAATTGGCTGATATAGACTCTCCCAAACATCGCGGAACGCCCAGCTTAGACTTAATATCAAACGATTACGTTCACCACGCGATAAGTTATCAAAATCAAGATCTCTTCCTAATTCTGAAATGTCCACTGTTAAATCATTGTTAAATTTTACAGTATGTGGTAAACCAATCCGATCTAGATATTGCCCTAATCTAGCATTAAGATAGCTAAGATTTTGATCAATGATTCGTTTACGTATAAAACTATCCTTGTTAGTTAACAATTTTAACAGGAACTCCTGATGTTCTCGGAGGTTGGTTAAAGTATTGATTTCGTCATAGCTGACTTCTTCTAGACCTTTCTGCTCCATCTCCTGTATCTGTTCAGTATATGGATCACTTTGATCTGCTTTTTCCGCTATCTGCGCCTGTAGATTCTCCACTGTGCTCCTGTGGTGTACTGCGTCGCTTTCCCGGTCGTAGAAAGTGGAAGGCATTTCTCCTAGCTCGCCTAACTGAGCGATTGCTTGATCTATTAAATCTATGTCTTGAGTTAATCTTTCAATCTCCTGCGCTAAATTTTCTAAATCTTCAGTTTTTTGCGTTAATAACTTTTCGTGATCGTGCCCTTGCACACCTTGACCACAAGCATGACAACGATTATTTTGCAAGATAGACAATTCACTAGCTATCTTAGCTTGTGCTTTTATATCTCGATCGAGATCTGCAACGGCACGCTGTCGCGAAGTTCTTAGATCTTTAATATCTTTACTACGTACTTTATATTCAGCTAACTGCTGATGTGCTGCTAATTCCTGCTCTATATCTAAAGCTAGTAGATCGCCAAGAGCGGAAACCAATTTGTCAATATCTTGTTCTTGTTTAGTGACCCACTGTTGTTGTCTAGACTTGAGATTATCTATCTGCTCCTGCACACGCTGATTGGCATCAGCAACAGCTTTGATACGGAATTCCTCTTTAGTAATCAGATCTTTGGTCTGTTTGATTTCTTCTTTTAATCTATCGGATTTTTCACTGAGTATGGTAATACCTAACAACTGTTCGATTAATGTACGTTGGTCATTGGTCTTTAGTGCAAGGAATGGTTCAGTGTAGGTATTAAGTGCTACAATATGCTTAAACATGTCGTGGCTCATACCTAGCATGCGCTCAATATCTGCCTGTGTTTCCCTGCTGTCGCCCTGCGCATCATCGGTAATTTCTTGTTCTTGGTTATCTACAAAAAATTTAATAATACCGGGTTTACGACCACGCTCAATTCGATAACCTGTACCATCACGTTCAAAGTCAATAGTAACCAACATGTTTTTGCCGTTAGTTTTATTGATCAGATTATCTTTTTTGATATTAGTCAACGCCTGTCCGTATAAAGCATAACTTAGTGCATTTATAATAGTAGTCTTACCGGTACCATTACGTGCACCGGAATCATCTCCCCCGAGGTCGAGATTTTCTCCGAGAACCAAAGTCAGGTCTTGTCGATCAAAATCAACTGCTTGAGTGCTATTACCCACGCTCATGAAATTTTTTACCGTGAGATTTTTTATTTTAAACATAATTTATTGGTTATTAATGGTAACATAAATTCTAAAATTATTTTATGATCGTTGGATGTTGGATGATATTTAAAATCAATTAACTTTTTTAAATTCCAGGAAAAATCGTAATAGTTAGTATGATCTAACATATTGTATAATAAAGAAAATTGTTTTGCAACATTATTAATCTCGGTGTTAGGCATACAATCAAATGAATCTAATAGACGTTTTTTTGTTTGAATATTTTCTTGATTTATTGTTGTAAGTTTTAAAATATCTGATTTATCATTGTCGTTAAACATAAGATATGGGATATTGAGAGATTTTAAGAAATTCTGTGTTAAAATCACGGATTGTAAAAAAACCCAATTATCATTAAGATCATTTGACCAATATTTAAAATGTAGATTTTTAAATTCTTCAAATGTTTTATCTTTGTTGTATATACTGTTATTTCCGTTGATGCTAAAATCAACTGGGAAATTGTTTTCTCTTCGAAAGACTAATTTTCTATTAACATTGACCCAACCTATAATAACAAGAGATGGATTATTTGATGAACAAAAATTAATTAAATCAAATATAATATGTTGATTAGATTTACCCTTAATAGCAGAATTAATTACAGGGACACCAATGGATTTATCTAATAGAAATGGCCAGGCTTGGTTTTCCCTGTCGGTAAGTTCGTCGCCGTAGGTGTTACTTCCGCTGTCAATATAGATCAATTTAATCTCTCTAAGATATCAACTAATACTAATTTGTTTTCGTGATCAGAGTAGTGATTAACCACCCTGGCTTTTGCTACGTTAATTACATGGCGATAGTGACTTAAAAGAGTGGGCCGCCTGGGATAATCTTTATGTTTTATTAACCAATCGGTAACAAAACTATCGCCGCAGATTGAAATATTTTTTTTATTATTATTATAGATCATAAATTCCTGTAGATTTCTAATAAAAGATTGCGATCAAATTGTTCGCTTTCGATAGCGTTTAGCTGTCCGTAAACAATCTGGTCAACACTTTCAAATGCTATCTCACCTGATAACTCGTATTCTGTAACCTCTGTGGATTTAGCAGGAATAAGAGTGATTTCACGCAACTGGAATTGATTAACAAACGTTTCTTTAATAAAAGTGGATTCTTCATAGCTGATATCGATATCTAAGTTAACACGCACATGCATGTTGGGTTTGAGCAAACGTTCGGTATTTTTTAACACATCGCTTAGACGTAACACACGATATACAGGTTGATCAGGCCAAGCATGATAAACAGGATCCTTGCCCCACTCGAGGATAGTTAGTCCGCGTTCATCGTCGCCGGCATCAGCATAGTTATGCGGGAAACAGTTACCGATATAAGTGACATTTCTTTGCGTTTGCCGTTTGTGGAAATGGCCAGTGAACACATGCCCAAATCCCTGCATGTCATCGCCGGTGATTTCTCCTGTATCGGGCATGGCTACCATAGCATTCATAAGATACCCGGGCAATTCAAAATGCCCAAACATATATTGGCCCTTTTGCTTTTTTAATCTCTTGTGATCGTCGGCAACTAGCCAAGGAGCAAAAGTAACATCGCCATGAGTAACCCAATCGTTACAAATATGGATGTTGGGTAAGTGACGAGCCCATTCCACACTCTGTATATCACGACGATCCCGATAGTATAGGTCATGATTTCCTGGGATAAAAAAAGTTTGATTAAAGTTTTCATTGATATGCTCCAGTGCACGCAAACTGTAATTTAACGTGACAATATTGATACTGGCACGATTGTTGTGCCAGTCGCCCAAGAAGATGCAGGTTTCGCAACCTTCTTCCTTAGCTTTAGCAGTGGCCCATTGGACAAAAGCCAAACAGTCCTCGTTATGTTGCGTGCTGTTAGACTTTAGTCCAAAATGGATATCTGTAAAAAGAGCTGCTCGTTTGAATAAATTAGTCATATTCTTACTATTTTACACTATTAATAGAGAATTTAATAGATCGCTAACCCGCAATATTTTACCATTTGATTGATAGCAAAATCATATATTTCTTGATATTCTTTTTCTATTAATGTAATTATTTCCTTTTGATTCACTATTAGTTTATCTAAATCGTAGGGGTTTTTTAAAGAGCGTGAGTGATTAAAAAATGATTTAAGAAAATCAAATCTGGACAAAGAAATATTCCTACGATATAAAACTTTAAGTAGCAATAATAAGTCTACAAAATCTAAAAAATTTGTTAATATCTCCTCAATATAATCTTTTTCGATACAATAAGGTCTAATGGTCTCACATAGCTGTAAATTTTTTTGATAATTATCTTTATTGGTAATCATGACGAAACCTAATCTATCAATGACCGAATTACTAGCCACTAAGCTGTATAAGTTTTTTCGATATATTGTAAAAATTTTAGAGGAATTTGATAATTTTTGAAAATCTGATCGGTTGATTAGATCATCGTTATGATGCAACCAGTTTGGAACATTTACAATCGAACTTAATAGATTAGTACCGCATCTACCAGGAGTAAAAATGATATCACTATCTTGTGATGTGTTTATAAAGTTAAACCCTTTAAAATAAAAAATTTCATCACTGGCCCATAACTTATAATGTAAAGCTCGTAACCATTGAGTTTTTGTAAATTCATTATGATATACGGGTTCTAAATTTTCTAGGTCGTGCTCATAATCGGTAAAAACTTTTATTATCTTGCAGTATTTTTTAAGTTCAAACAATTCCTTGTTACTGATAATGTCACAGCAGGTCAAATCGGTGACTATCTTTTGATTTTTTTGTAAGAAATTAATTTTTGAATCCAAATCTAAAAAATTAGCAATGGTAGGCATCGGCAAAAAATCAAACAATTCTGATATATAATTTTTTACAATACTATTACCGTTGTGTAATAAAAGTATTGGCCGATCCATTATTCGTCTGATCCTGCGCCGTTGTTGCCCCAATTATTTTGCCGAGTATAGCTAGGAGTAAGGTTGTTCATTTCTAAAATATCGTCTCGTAAATTTTGGTTTCGTTTTTCAATATTAAGCACTCGGGTAAAACTATTAGTGATAGCAGCAGTGTAATAAGCAAAAGGGTTCTGCGATTTTGACTCATCGAACTGCAACCCAATCTGACTTAATTGCAATAGCGCCTGTGACCGCATCTCATCGTTGTAAGTGTAACCGCGCCAGTTGCTGCGAGTGGCATAACGCTCGCAGAGTTTGAGAAACATGTGCGCTAATTTTGGTGTCATCTGACCGTGATCTTTGGAAAAATGTCCTTTAACCAATCCCCCGACCCAATGGCTGCGCCCTACTAATTTGGGTTCTACTTGATCGTTGATCACGTAATGTTCAAAAGGAGGAAAATTAACTTTAACGTATTTAGTGTTCCCTGCTAGATCCAGATCTTCGTTGTCGTATTCGCTGTGTGAGTATCCTTCCTCTTCTAATGCTTTGATAGCAGCTTTACGGCTTTTGACATCATCGACAGGGATATGATCCCAAGTCATGACACGGAATACAACGTCTGTATCAGCAACATCTTTGAGTTTAACTTCAAACTCATCTAATTTGCGCTTTACGCCATCTTTGGTAGCTAGATCATAGGCCACACGTGCTAGCCTTTCTGCACGATTGCGCCTGCCTTCTAAGATATTTTTCTTGTTAATTTTAGCCACACTGGGCAGTATGATATCATAGTCTGCATATTCGGGGCTGGTATAATAACAGTAGGTGTTTTTGCTTTTATGTATTTCTTTAAGTAAGTCGCGGTTGTTTAAGTAATTATGTTTCACCTTATTTTCCTTGGGTTTTGTGGAATTTTAACATGTAGTTGAAGTATAGGTCAACCTTTTGATGAATATATTAGCATATTATCTTTTACAATAAATAGTTATAATAAAGGATCGATATGCCGGTACTACCAAATCAACCATTGAACAATGCCATTAATACTAATTCTAGTTTTTTATCGCAACTAGGACAGAGTGCACTAACTGGGATTGAAGGATCTGTAGGTATAAATCCCAACGCCAGTAGGCAGAATGTAGCTGGCATGTTCCAGTACAGCTCTAATACAGTGGGCCCTAATGTTGTAGTTAACTACCCACAGGCTAGTTACGATTGGCGTGTACGTGTATCCTTGGCTCCTAACAGCGCATATTTTTACAATGATCCCAATAACACTTTACTAAGTCCACTACGCACAGAAGTAGCTAACAATGTTACCAGCGCATTAGTACAAAACGTCAACAGTCTATTTGGACCAAGTGGACAAAGTCGCATAGGAGTAATATTCCCATATACTCCTGCAGTAACAGTAACGCATACTGCTAACTATGTCACACAGAAATTAACACATGCTAACTACGCTAATTATTTTTATCAAAATAGTGAAGTTCAAGCTATAACAGTTACCGGAGAATTTACAGTACAGAATGTAAATGAGGGTCAGTACCTTTTAGCTACGATATATTTTTTCCGTGCAGTAACAAAAATGTTTCTTGGACAAGACCCCAACGCGGGCAATCCGCCGCCTATTGTATATCTAGATGGTTACGGCGAATACTATCTTCCTCACGTTCCTTGTGTAGTAACTTCATTTAGTCATACCATGCCAGATAGTGTTGATTATATAGATATACCTGAACCGGGATTAAACTACAATCCTTATGTTACAAACCCTGTACTAAACAGTACACGTTTACCTACCACCAGCACAGTCCAATTGACTCTGCAACCAGTATACAGTCGACTGGCACAGAGCCAAGGATTCAGTCTCAATGACTTTGCTCGTGGTGCACTAATTAACGCACCGGGTTCAGGAGGATCTGCTAGTTCGTTTGGTGCGACGCAAACTCCAGTATATAACGGTACTCCGGGCAATGGGGGATTCTTATAATGTCTGCTAAGTATGCAACCACTAGCCCATACTATGGAACTCCGACATTCGGCAGTGGACAATTTTTAGATCTCTGGACCGGAAAAACTATACCTGCTGATACATCTGATGCGCTATACCAGATAGATCCTCCTTATAATCTACGCCCTGATCTATTGGCATATGACATCTATCAGGATGCTAATCTCTGGTGGGTGTTTGCTGTTCGCAATCCTGATGTACTGTTAGATCCTGTGTTTAGTTTCGTGGCACCTAATATTATCTATGTGCCCACTAAAGCAGTGGTTCAGAAAGCCCTGGGACTATAGTTAATGGTAATACAATTAGCGCCAGTGGTAGTTACAGCCTCTAGAATACAACCTCCTGCGACGCCAGCGCCGTCGGAGATACGCACGCCTGTTCCTACAGTACCTGTACCTAACCCACTGAATAAATATGCTAGCTACACTTATAATTGGAGTCTTTGGTGGCTGAGCCTGGCTGATGCTGCTAATATTCTAAACCAAACTGATGTCAACATAAGTCCACTGAACCTCAGCACAAGCAGTTATTGTATAGCCGAAGATTCAGGGTTATACCCCACACGTCGTTCGCCTGTGCAAGCAGGGCTAGACTACAATATACAATCAGTAGAACTAAAAACCACAGTCAACCCCAATAGTGTTAGCAAACACACTAATCTTTTAACCGGTAGTATGATCATTGTTGAACCTTACGGGACAACATTTTTAGACACACTAGTGGCCATGAGCTACAATAGTGCAACACAGACTTTTGAAAATTATTTAGAGCAACCTTATCTGTTAAGATTGGATTTTACTGGCTACGACGATTCGGGCAACGCTATTAGTGCATCAGACTCTGATCTATACAGAAAAATATTCCCAATCAGATTCACTGAAGTTAAGATCGCACTCAGTGAGCGAGGCGCAGAATATCATATCTCTTTCGTCCCAATAACCGAAGTTCCACTGTTAGAAAAATACGGATACGTGCCATTCAATTTAAGTGTGAATGGTCCGGCACCCAGTACCAGCGGAACCGGCACACCGAGTTTTGCCATACAAGCGGGATCAGTGGGAGAGTTTTTTGAAAATCTAGCAACCAATATTACAAAATTTTGGAAAGATACTGCTGCTCAAGGGAAGATGGAATTCGCTGATTCTATCTTATTTGATATAGATCCAAATATTAAAACCTCCAAGATAGTCTATGATCAACAGATGACATTAGCACAGGCTAACCCTAATGCTGTAAACATTGATTTTTCCCATGGCAGTTTTAGTATTCCTGCGGGTACGTTGATAGTAGATATCATAGAAAAAATATTGTTACAATCGGAATATGTGTTATCACAGCTAGGGTTAAATAATACTCAAGGTAATGTACAGCTAAACAGAGATCAAACTGTCAAGTTTAATTTTTTCCGTACAGTCGTGCGTGCAGAATATATAGGGATTAACAGTTCAGGAGCGCAACAGATCGGGGCATTTGACAATCGAAGAAACGTGCGCCCTATGCAATTTACCTATGCTATACATCAATACCCTACCTACGACGGTAATAATCCTTATCTCGGCCAACTAGTAGACAGTAGACCGCAGATAGTTAAAGATTATCAATATTGGTATACAGGAAAAAACACCGATATCATCAAAGTCGATGTGCACTTTGATACCACTTATTACACCCGTGCATTCGCCTGGCCTTACGATAAAAGCTCAACTGATGTAACAGCCAGCACAGGCACAGACAATAATCTTGCCGCTAATCCCTATATCTTTGTAACACCGCAACTGATAGCACAGTCGGGACTGATATCTGGGTTTGGGCAGATAAGAAACCCTACACCAATGGTATATCAGCCAGCGGTCAATGATAGACGCGACACTATGAGCATGCACATATTGGGTAATCCTAGTGCACAGGCAGCTGCTAACGCTATCAGATCAATCTACAGCGCATATCCAACTGGTGATATGTTAAATCTTAAATTATCTATAATCGGTGACCCTACGCTGATCAAACAAGATGGTATATTCTATGTCCCGAGCCCAGATCCAAATACAGCACCTGGCTATAATGCCAGCATAAGCCAAGCCGACTTTGCCGATTTATATGGGCATATACGCATGGATTCGGGACAATTAGTAGTTAAATTTACATTAAATACGCCACTTGACATTGATACTGATTGGACCAATCAAGGAGGAGTGTTCCCATCACCGGGTACTATACCTAGCCTGTTTACTGGTCAGTACAAGATATTGACCATTGACCACAATTTTCATGATGGCGTGTTTACCCAAGAATTAAATATAGTGCGATTCCAAAATGATGCTTATGTATCTGCTTCTGCACCTGGCGTAACCAATACCAGCTCTGCAACAGTATCATCGGCGTCTACTACTGGTCAACTTCCTAGCAGTAATTCTACCCCTGCTAGCGAGCAACCACCGACATAATAGAGGAAGAATATGGCGACACAAATGAGACGCAGCGGTATCATGCCAGGAGCCAAGATAGATGGTTCTGGTGCAGGTTTCGCTGTAGATCCCGGTCCCTACGAAGCAGTAGTCATATCCCATGTGCAAGGCACCAGATCTGGTCAGATGATGGTCTATATCCCAGACTGGGGCGGTGCATCTACTGACCCCAATAACCAGATTCTGGTTAGTTATGCCAGTCCGTTTTATGGCAAGACTTATCTGACAGATACGCAAGCAATAGATCCTAACAGCCCCTCAGCACAATTTACCACTGGGCAGAGCTACGGTATGTGGTTTGTCCCCCCGGACGTTGGTAATAAGGTGCTAGTAACATTTGCTGCTGGAGATAGAAATCGAGGGTATTGGTTTGCCTGTATCTACGATAGCTTTAGTCATCACATGGTACCTGCAGTTGGCCGTAATGTTGGCGGCGGACTATCTACAGGAAAAACAAAAAAACCCATACCTGATGATTCAATATCACAAAATATTGATGCTAACAGTGTACTTCCGGTAGTTGAAGCCAGCACACGCTATAACACAGCATTTACTGCTGATGGTATCACTAATACACCTAGATACATACACGAATATCAAACTGCTGTATTATTGAACCAGGGCTTAGATAGAGATCCTGTGCGTGGCGCAATCAGTTCTAGTAGCTTGCGCGAAAGTCCTAGTAACTGTTACGGTATCAGTACACCGGGCAAACAATTAGGTAACGGAATTCCGTCAAGCTCAAGTGTAAATGCCGATCAAACAGTATTTGCTAGACAAGGTGGGCACACGTTTGTCATGGACGACGGTGATGCCAATGGGGTAGACAGGTTAGTGAGACTACGCACCGCCGGGGGCCATCAAATCCTAATGAACGATACCGAACAGATAGTCTATATTGCCAGTGCCTCGGGCAATCAGTGGATGGAGTTTAGTACCACTGGTGCAATCAATATCTACGGTGCTGCTGGATTTAATGTAAGATCAGAAGGTCCTATTAACATGCACAGTGATAGTTTGATTGCTATGAATGCACAGGCAGTAGAAATCAATGGCGAACTAGCAGTAAACATATCATCTAAGGCCGGCGTAAGCGTGACTGGCCTGGCATCTGCATCAGTGACAACAGATGGTATGCTGACTCTGAGTGCTATGGGAATGGCAACATTAGCTGCTGGTGCGCGATTAAGTGTAGGATCATTAGGGGACACCAGTATTACTGGTGCGGTTATACTGCTGAATTCAGGACTTCCTGCTGTGCCTACACCTGCGCTACCAGCAAAAGAAAATACGTTGCCAGATGTGACTTATAACGGCCAACGTTGGGTGCTGACCCCCGGGGCAATACAAAGTGTATGTACAACAGTACCTGCACACGAGCCCTGGTTAGATCCTAGTAATAACCAACGTCCGATAGCGAGCGCATAACACAATGGATACCGGACTACAATTAGCGATAGGGCAACCCATAACAAATCCTCTGCCAGTTAGTTGGATATCCCGTGCAGATGCCCCGTTATCTCCGCCTAGCTGGGCAAGCATTGGTGCACTGACTTCAAAACAGATACAAAATCTTTTGAGCCAAATCGCTTATGATCTCAGCGCCTGGGATTACGCAAAGATAGGTACCAACAATGAATTAGGCAGATATCAGTTCTCTACACAGGAATTAGAAACATACGGTCTATTAGAATTTGGGTCTAATCAAGCATATTCTACAGATTCGGTAAATTATGTGCACTGTTGGACACCAACGACTGTAAACAACGGTATTAATAATTATCAAAATTATTTTTATAATATTTCTAGTCTCTATAGTTTTTTAAGTACCGCGGTAGCACAAGAGCACCTGGCTTATCAGAAGATAGTGGATTTATATAAAAGTCTAGTAGCCAATGGCGGTATAACCGTCGGGGATACAGTAGACG